TCCCGCTTCGCGGTGGAGTACCTGTACCAGACCGCCAAGGCGGGCGGGATGCTCGCCCTCGTCGGCGAGTCGGGCTCCGGCAAGAGCACCATCCGCAGGCTCGCCATCGACCGCTGGCAGGCGGAGGGGCAGAAGGTCAGGATCATCAGCCCCCGGATCATCGACAAGGGGCGGCTCACCGCGGCCCTCATCTGCGACGCCATCATCGCGGACTGCTCCACCGAGAAGCCCCGCCGCACCCTGGAGGCCAAGGCCCGGCAGGTGGAGCACATCCTCACGAACTCAAGCCGCTCCGGCTTCTCGCACATCCTCATGATCGAGGAGGCCCACGACCTTTCCATCCAGACCCTGAAATACCTCAAGCGCTTCTGGGAGCTGGAGGACGGCTTCAAGAAACTGCTTGCCATCGTCCTCATCGGCCAGGGCGAGATGAAGGCCAAGCTGGACGAGTCGAAGAACTGGGAGGCGCGGGAGATCATCCGCCGGATGGAGATCCTCGAGCTGGAGCCGCTCGCGGACAGGAAGGAAATCGCCGGGTACCTGGACCTGAAGTTCTCGCGGCTCAACAAGGCGCGGGCCGATGTCTTCACCGACGACGCCTGCGAGGCCCTGGCGCGGAAGCTCCAGCGCCAGACCCGCAATGGGGTGGTCTACTCGGTGGCCTACCCGCTCCTGATAAACAACTGGGCGCGGCGCGCCATGAACCTGGCCGCCGACATGAAAGCCAAGCTCGTGGACGCCGACGTGGTGAACAGTTTGTAAGGAGGGACGTTATGCCAAAGAAAAATGAACCAGGGTGCTACCTGATGGACCTGCACGAAAAACTTGAGCTTATCAGGAACAAGGATCCCCTTGACAGGAACCTGTTCGAGATTTCCATCTGCTCGGCGATGTCGTTCGAGGTCTACAAGTCGATACGGGTGCCCATACAGGCCGCCCTGAGTTTCCTGGACGACGGCGAGCTGGAAACGGCGGCGGACATTTTAGGGAAGTTTTTGGAATTGTCAGACAAAGATTAACTGAAAAAAATGGGAGGGGAACCATGGAAAACAGTGAAGCAAAGGCCATCACCCGACGCAGGGTGGTGGTGATTTTCGACAATGAAGCGGAATACAGGGAGGTCGAGGACTACGCGAAATCCAAATTCCTGGACGTGAAAGCCTTCCTGAAATTTGCAACTAAGTCCTACATAGACAAATATCCCAGGAACCTGGGGAAGCCCGGTAGGGATGTACAGCCTAACGCATAATCGGGGGTGTTTTTAATGGGTCACGGACTAGCGAAAAACCCGCCAAACAACCGAAACAAGCTCGTCCAGCTCATCCACATCGGCAAGGCAAAAATGGGGCTTTCCGACGACGCCTACAGGGCCGTCCTTGAGGGCGTCACCGGGAAGCAGTCGTGCAAGGACATGACTGAGAGGCAGCTTGCGGCCGTGCTCCGTGCCATGCGCCGGAACGGCTTTGAGCAGCAGCCGAACCGCGTGAAGCCGGAGGAAAGGGGCCGGGCGACCCTGGAGCAGCTTGAGTACATCAAGGGCATGTGGGCGGTCTGCGCCCGCAACAAGAACGACGCGGCGCTCCTGGCCTTTGTGAACCGCATCGCCGGCGTTAAGGCGCTCCGCTTCCTCACAGTGGAAACCGCTCAGAAAGTGATCCTCGCGTTACGCGACATGATGGCCAAGGCCGGCTTTGACCTCGACACCTCGGAGGCCGTTAATGGCTAAGACCGGCGGCAACGCCCTAGTCAGGGACTTGATCCTTTCTTGCACCGGGAAGGAAGTGCCGTCGGAAATCGCGCAGAAAGCTGTCCGCGCCATCTGCCGGTACTACGGCGGGCAGATGATCTACATCCCGGCGAAAAAAGAAAACGGCTCCTCGGCGGGGAACCTGCGCGGCGTCATCGCGGACGCGGTGGGCGACCTGTACGCAGAAAAAATCCTTGGCAAGATAATGGCGCTTTACGGGGCTATGCAAATATACATCCCGATGGAGAGGAAGGCTTTCCGAACAACCATTGCGCTTGAAATCTATGAACGGTATAGAGGTGGCAGAGGTAATGGGCCAAGCATGAACGATCTGGCACGGGAATATGGCATCGCCACCAATACTGGTTATGAACTCTGGGAAGTAGGTCAGAAAGAAAAAATCAAGTCTTCCACGCCATACCTGCCGTTCCCGGAACTGGGAGAAAACATTAATCCCGGTTAGTGCAAAAAACGCGCCGCTTTTTTATAGGCTGTCCGTATGGAAACGGGCAGCCTTTTTCTTTCCCTCAACATCGAGCAGGGGATCCCTGGCCGGATCATGCTCGTCCCGCCGGACAAAGCCGTCAAGGGGCGCGACGGACGCGAATGGAAAAACACTAACCCGAAACAGGTCGCGCTTAACTCCACCGCCAGGCTCCCGATGCTGCCCGTTGACGAAAACCATTCGACAGACTTGTCCGCTCCCAAGGGAGGGGCCGCTCCCGCCTTCGGCTGGATGAAGAACCTCTGCGCCGATGAGACTGGCGCGATCTGGGCCGATGTCGAATGGAACGAGCATGGACGCGACGCGCTTGCCAAAAAAGAGTACCGCTTTATTTCCCCGGTTTTCCTTTGCAACGAAAAGAGGGAAATCGACTGCATCCTACGCGCGGCGCTCACCAACTCTCCAAATTTGATTTTACCTGCTTTGAATTCAGAGCGGTTGGAAAATAAAGATGATAAGGAGAAATCAATGAACAAAGCAGTATTAGCGGCTTTGGGCTTGCCCGAAACCGCCACCGAAGCGGAGGCGCTCGCGGCGGTGAAGTCGTTAAACGCAACCAAGGCCAAAGCTGAAGTACAGACGGACAAATCGTCCGTTGACCTTACCGCTTACGCCCCGCGCGCCGACCTCAACGCGATGGAATCGCGGGCGCTCGCGGCTGAGAAACAGCTCGCAGAGCTGGCAGCGGCCCAGCTCAAGAAGGACGCGGAAGCGGCTGTCGACGAGGCGATCAGGGGCCGCAAGCTCGCCCCGGCAAGCAAGGCGGAATACCTTGCGCTGTGCGCGACAAAGGAAGGGCTTGGGTCCTTCCAGAGGATCATGGCCGCAAGCCCGGTCGTCATCGGCACGGAGACGCAGGCGCCGGAAGGAGCGCCGCCCGGCTCGCAGGTTTCGCTTAACAGCGAGGAGGCCGCGATCGCAAAGGCGGCCGGCAAGACGCCCGAGGAATATGCGAAGCTCAAGGAGGCCGGAAAATGATCATCACCAACCAGACACTCAACAACCTGCGGACGCTGCTCCGCGGGGAATTCAGGACCCGCGTCGCCGAGCTTGGCGCGGAATCGATTTACAAAAAGATCGCAACCATCATCACCAGCAACACCAACAGCAACACCTACGGCTGGCTCGGCCAGTTCCCGCAACTGCGCGAGTGGATCGGCGACCGCGTCGTCAAGGACATCGCGGAAGCGGCATACCAGATCGTCAACAAGAAATATGAGGCCACCCTCGGCGTGGGCCGCACCGACATCGAGGACGACAACATCGGCCAGTACTCCATCCTCGCGAGGGAAATGGCCGACGAGGTGGAGCGCTTCCTGAACCAGAACATCGCCGACCTTTTGGTCAACGGCTTTGCCAACCTCTGCTTTGACGGCCAGCCCTTCTTTGACTCGGATCACCCGGTATACCCCAAAGCGGACGGGACAGGAACGCCGTCAAGCGTTTCCAACATCGTAGGATCAGGGACCGGCACGGCATGGTTCCTCCTTTCGCTTCGGGGAAGCCTCAAGCCGCTCATCCTGCAGCAGCGCTCCGCCCCCGAGTTTGAGGAGATCACCGACACTAGGAACGACACGGTCTTCATGAAGGACCTGTACCTGTACGGCATCCGCTACCGGGGGAATTTCGGCTACGGCCTTTGGCAGCAGGCGGTCGCGTCGAAGGCGAAGCTCACCGCCGCCAACTACGAGGCCGCGCGCCTTAAGATGCGGACCTTCAAGAGGGACGGCGGCTCGCCGATGGGCATCATCCCGACGCACCTGGTGGTAGACCCCACCAACGAGGCGGCGGCCCGCGCCATCCTCGAGACGCAGTTTGTCGGCGGCGGGAACTCGAACCCGAACTACCACACCGCCGAATTGATCGTGGCGGATTACCTGCCCAACCAGGCGGAGGAGGAGGAATAGCATGGACAAAGAAAAGCTTGCGCCGTGGATAGAACGGCTGAACGCAGCAGACAAAAAAGATCGCGAAGGCATTGTAGCTGAACTATCCACGGAACTGAACATAAAGACAAAAGATGCGTGGAAGCTGCTCAAGGACGCGGGGTTTGACCCGGGCGCGAAGCCGAAGGCTGACCAGCAAGCCAAACAGGAAAGCAAAAAGCAGCCCGTCATCCTGCGGCACAAGACCGAATACCCGCGGTACCGCCGCGCCGGGCTTGTCCTGACAGGGAAACCGGAAACCTACGAGGTAACCGAGGAACAGCTTGCCGAGCTCGAAAAGGACAAGTGGGTGGTAATCGAAAAAGAGGAAGACAGTAAAAAATGACCCCCCTTGTTTCCGCAGAGCAGTTTCTTTCACGCATCCCCCAATCGGCGGTCATGCCGCTTGACGACGACGACGAGCCGGACACGGGACGCATCGAGATTGCCCTGCGGGACGCGACGGGAATCATCACCGCAAACCTCCCCTGGCTCCTTGACAAGGAGACCGGGGAGATTTCGCACCCGGTCAACCCGCAGTTTGCTGGGGCGCTTGACAGTATCTGCACGGACATCGCGCTGTACCGGCTGACCGACTCGGTTTCCGGCAGCGAGGACGCACGGGAGAAATACCGGGACAACATGGCCCTGCTGAACAAAATCAACAAGGAGTATCAGGGGGGCCTTGAGGGGCCGGGATTGCAGGGATCTGCCGTCGTCACGCCAAACGGCGCCGAGGGCATCACCGACGGCAGGTTCTTCAAAAAGGGAGGAATGTACTGATGGGCGCCGCAGTTGAAGTAAACACCAGCGACTTTGAAAAGCTTGCCCGGAAAATGAACAGCTTCATGCTGTCAGGCGGCGACACGAGAAGCCTGTTAGACAGCCTGGGCCTGGATCTTGAAGAGCAGACAAAACAACGCATTAAATTTACAAAGCTAAACCCGGACGGCAAAAAATGGGATCCGTGGAAAGAATCCACGGATCGTTATATGAAAAAACATTTCCCCAGTGCGACGTTGCTTACCCGCGACTCTTCAGCAGGGCTGCTTAATTCAATTGAATTCCAGGTGAACGGAAACGACTCAGTGATCGTCGGCTCATCAAAAGAGTACGCCGGATTTCTTCGGGAAGGCACGAGAAAAATGGTTGCCAGGGAATTCCTGGGCATCGGCACGGACGACATTGACGAGCTTCAGGACAAGGTTATCAGGTTTATGGAGAGGCACCTTTCATGAAAATAATCACGTTCGTGGATATACGCGACGAGGCGATATCGCAGATAAAGGCCGCGTTCGCGAAAAACAAGAAGCTGCACATAGCGGCGCACCCCGGCCTGTTCAACGAGGCCGAGATCAAGCGGCTTTACAACCAGACCCCGGCGATACTCACTTCGTTTGATCGCTACACGGAGAAGGACCACACCGTCAGTTTTGTGAGCTGGGTTTTATACCGATCCGACAGCAAGGACCGCCTTTATGACGGGGCGCTGAAAATCGTGTCGGCGCTGATCCCCGTCATCAGGGACGTCGACGCGGAGTGGACCATAGACGGGGGAACCGGAATCGAGGCCGAGTGCCTGTATTCCGGGACGCTTGACCAGATCAACGCGACCCTTTGGGCCGTCAGGTGGGACTGGAAAATCCAGGAGACAATTCTTAGCGAGGGCGAGGGCGGAGTGCCGCTTGACGACCTCGACTATTTTAAGGGATACGACGCGACGCACCAGATTGGGAGCGCCGAAGTGAAAGACGAAGTGCACCTCGACTGAGTTGCGAAGATAGGAGGGCTTTATGCCAGTACCGTTAAGACAAATACCGGCCAACCTTTTGGTACCCGGACAATACCAGGAAGTGGACAACTCCCTTGCGGGGGCGCAGAGCGACATCAAGCGGGCGCTGATGATAGGCTATATGCTTCCATCCTCGGAAGCCGTACCCGGAAAGCCGCTCAACGTGCTTTCGGGACCGAAGGCGCATCAGCTTTTCGGCTACGGCAGCCCCGCCGCCATCATGGCGGAGACGTTCCTTGCGCTTAACAAGGTGGAAGAGCTGTACGTGCTTCCCATCCCCGAGCCGGAAGCGGGGACCGCCTGGAAAAAGCGGTTCAGCGTCAGCGCAAACGACGCCGAGGCAGGGGCGGTCAAAATTACAATCAACGGCCAGGCCTTTGACGCCGCGGTCTCCGCGGGTGCGGACGCGGAAGCGGTTGCCGCCGCCATCGTCGCCCGCATCAACTCGGAGCTTACCCTGCCGGTCGTCGCCGAGGTGGAAAGCGACAACTCCGTGCTGGTCATGTGCAACGTGAAGGGCGTCGTGGGAAACAACAACAGCGTCGCCATCGAGGCCGCCGCGGCCGGCGTTACTATTGAGGAAGGCCAGACCACCGCCGGTACCGGCGTCACCAACCTCAAACCCTTCCTTACGGGCCTGGGCGAGACGCGATACAACTTCATCACGAGCGACTTTGACGACCCGGCGAACATCAAGGCCAGCGCCGACGAGCTGGAATCACGCTACGAGGCGATGAGGCAAATAGGCGGAAGGATGTACATCGCCCTGTCAGGCGAACTCGGGAGCAAGACCGAGGCGGGATCGATGCTGGCGAAGTCCGCCGACATCAACTCGCCCCACCTTGTCCTTTTGCCGCGGGGAAAGAACCCCGACCTGCCCTGCGTATGGGCAGCCGCATGGTGCGCGGTCGCCTGCAGGATCCTCGCCGACGATCCCGCCGCCAACACCTACGACACCAAAATTACCGGCCTCATCGGGGCCGAGGACATCTCCTTCTGGGACAGGCAGAAACTGCTTGAGGCCGGCATTGCCACCTACCGCCTTGACACGTCAGGCAGCGTGCTGATTGAACGGCTGGTCACCAGCTACACCGAAAACACCGACGGCGGCAGGGACACCAGCTACCTCGACGTGCAGGTGACCGAGACCGTTGACGCGGTGAGGACCTACATCAACGCCGAGGCGAAGAAGCGGTTCAAGACCTGGAAACTTGCCAGCACCGAGGAAAACTTCGGGAGCGGCTCAAAGGTGATGACGGCCGGCGTGTTCCGGTCCTTCCTTGCGGAACTCTACAGCGAGGTGTTCATCAAGGAGAAGCAGTGGTGCCAGGACTTTGACAACTACAAGAAATCCATCCTGGTCGAGGTCAAGAAGGGCAGCAAGACCAGGCTTGAATACCTGCACCAGCCGAACCTGATAGGCCAGTTCTATATCGGCGCGGGGCTGCTGCAATTCAAATAAAAGGGGAAAACCATGAAGCTTGAAAGGGTAAAACGGGTAATATCGGCGACCCTCGGGGAACTGCCGGTTCAGGAAAAGGGTGCGACCTTCAAGCCCGCCGGCATAAAGCGCGAGACCAAGACGGGCGAGGTGCCGGAGCACACGGGCTACACCGAAAGCCAGACCTTCGCCTCGCTGAAGCTGAAGCTCAACGCAACGGGCAAGCTAGGCATCGAGGAACTGAGCGACAAGGAAGAGGACACCCTCACGATCTACACCACCGGGGGCAAGCAGTACATGATGCCTAACGCCTGGGTGGTGGAGCCCGGCGAGCTGGGCGACGCCGAGATGGACATCGAGTACAACGCGGCGACAAGCCCGCGCCTGGCATAAGGGGGGACGCATGGCCATAAAACACACGCTGAAATACCCGTTCAATGTCGGCGAACTGAAAGTCGAAGAGATAACGCTCAGGCGGCCAAAAACGAGAGACTTCATCGCCGTCGGAGAGCGCCCCTTCGGCACAGCCGGCGCCGACGCCGCGCTGTTGGCGTCGCTTTCGGGGCTGCCCGAGAACGTGATTGAGGAGGTTGACATAGACGACCTGTCCATAATCCGTTTTTACGTTGCCCGCGTGTGGGACTCGTACTTTACCACAAAGCCCTATGTCGAAAACCCTATCGTGGAGGGGCTTCCGGCCCCTCCGGCAGCTCCTCTGGAAGATCCCCCTCCAACAACGGAAGCGGAAACGGAAACGGCGGAGAGACTGTCAGCCTAGACGAAATCCGGGACCGCGTCGCAAGTATGGCCGCGGAAATCCTCCTGCTTCTCCCTGGAATGGGCTTTGAGACGGTCATGGACATGTACTGGGAGCAGCTTTTGTTTTGGCATGAAAAGGCCGTCGAGGCGTACAACGCGGTATACGGGGGAAGATAGTGGCCGACCTGCTGACCAAGATTGAACTAAAACTAAACGACCTGTTTTCCCCGGGAATGGCCAAGGCCGGCGAGGCTTCCAACAGTTTCGCCGGGAAGACAATAGGCGCCTGCAACCAGGTGGACAAGGCGCTCTCCGGCACGGCCGCGAAGCTCGGGGCGTTAGGCGTCACCCTCTCCCTGGGGGCCGCGGCAAAGGGCATAATCGACCTTGACCACCGCATGACGCGGATGGGGCTGACGGCCAACGCGACCGCCGAACAGGTCTCCCACATGAAGCAGGCGATCTATGACGTGGCCCAGGCCTCGGACGTGAAGCTCGACCCCACGAGCATCCTCTCCGGCCTTGAGGTCGTCATGGCCAGGACCGGCGACCTCAAATACGCCGAGGAAAACATCAGGAACATAGGGCTTGCCATCCAGGCGACGGGCGAGTCGGGCGACTCAATCGGCGCCCTCCTTTCCGAATTCCACAACTTCAAGTACTCGTCCGAGCAAATATCCGCGCTCATGGACGACATGGCCGCGCAGGCCAGCAAGGGCACATTTTCCCTGGCCGACTTCGCGCAGTCGGCGCCGCTGATATTTTCCACCCTGAACGCAAAAGGGCTGGGCACGGCGCCGGAAAACATAAAAAAGACCAACGCCGCGCTGCAGATTATCAGCGCCGGGACAAAAAGCCCGACAAAGGCGATAACCTCCTTTAACTCGGCAATGGAAGAATTAACCGATCCAGAAAAACGCAATAAGCTAAAAAACATTGGCATCGACGTCATTGACCCCGCAACGAAAAGCTTCAGGGACTTCAACGACATTATGCTGGAGATCGCGAAGAAATCCGAGGATGCGCGCAGCGCCGATTATCTGAACGAAATCTTTAATGCTAATTCCATGCAGGCGATACGCGCCTACATAACGCACGGCGAGCGGATGCACGACAGCCTGGTAAACCTTGGCGACACCGCCGGCCTCTTGCAAAGCAAGGCCGCGACAATGGCCGGCACCCTGAAATCAAACATACAGGGCCTGCAGACGGCGTTCAATAAATTCGCCGACAGCAACCTTTCCAAGCCGCTTGAGCAGCTCACCGGGTTCCTCAACAAGATGTCCGAGGATCCCAAAAGGGTCGAGGCGGTATTCGAGGCAATAAAACGCGGCGTGCTCATCATCGGCGGCCTCAAGATAGGCGCCGGTATCATGTCGTTTATAAACACCCTGCGCGACTTCACCGGCGGGTCCGGCAATATAACCGGCAACATAAACGCAAACATCACCGAGTCCCTTTCCGCGTCGCAGGCCATGCCGGTCTACGTCACCAACTGGGGAGGGGTCATCGGCAACCCCATCGGCGCGTCCGCAATGCCGGGCGTTGACGGCGGCGGGCTGCTTGACCAGTTCGGGAAACCCATGGCCCCCGCCGCCGGTTCTCCCATGCCTCAAGGCGCACCCGCGCCCCAGGGCGCACAGCCGCCGGCAGCCCCCCAAAGCAAATGGAAGCTCAACAACCCAAACTGGAAGGGGGCCGCCATGGCCGGCGCAGGCGCGGCCGCGATCACAGCCGTTGTGGCCCTGCCCGGCTTGTTAGGCGAGTTAGGCGAAATCAAGAAAAACAATGAATTGACCAGGGAGGAAAAGGGGAAGGCAAAGGGCGGCGCGGTGGGGCAATTCGCGGGCTCGGTGACAGGGGCGGCCGCCGGCGCGTTCGCGGGCGCGGCCATAGGCTCCGTGGTGCCTGTTGTCGGTACCGCCGTCGGCGCGTTGGTCGGCGGCCTTATCGGCCAGTTCGGCGGCCCCGTCGGGAGGATGATAGGGGAGAAGATAGGCGCCGCCGTGTCGGCGCAAAGCCCGGAAAAAGCCAAGGCCGCGTTCGACAGGGCGCAGGCCGAATATGACGACGCCATACGCGAGGCGGCAAACACGGTGGGAAAAACAGCCAGGGACATGGAAAAGGCCCGCCAAAAAGTCCGCGAGGCGGAGACCCGCCTTGAGGAGGCCAAGGCGGATTTGGAAACATCGCGTGCCGCCGTACCGCAAATAAGCCCGGAAGAGGCCCAGGCCGCGTTTGACGAGGCGCAGGCAGGCTATGCCGCCGCCATAAGCGATGCCGGGGAGGCCATAGGAAAAACAGGCGATGAGATGGAAGAAGCCTACCGGAAATACCGCGAAAATGAAATGAATCTGGAAGCGGCAAAATCAGTGCTTGAGAAGGCGCAGGCCGACCTTGACGCCGCCATAAGCGACGCGACGAACCGTACAGGGAAAGCAAACTGGGAGATAGAACAGGCTTACCAGAAAACCAGCGAGGCCAGGATGCAATTAGATGCTGCAAAGGCGGGGCTGGAAGCGTCGCAGGCCGCGGCATCGGAAGCATTGCCGGGACATGACGCGCTTGAGAAGGCGCAGGCCGACTATGCCGCCGCCATTGACGAGGCGGCTAATGCCGCAGGAAGCGAGGAAAGGGATCAGGCTTACCAAAGACTCCATGAGGTCGGGATAATTTTGGAAGAGGCTGAAAATGCAAGCAGGGAGATAGAGCAGGTATTTCAAAACATCCGCGAAAGCGAAACCCGCATGGAAACGGCAAAGGCCGTTTTGGAAACGCCGCAGGGAGCCGAGCCAAAATTAAGCCCGCAACAGGCCCAGGCCGCGTTTGTCAAGGCGCAGGCCGACTTTGATGCCGCCAGGCTTGACGCGATGAATCGTAAAGGGAAATCAAACTGGGAGATAGAACAGGCCCACCAGAAAGTCAGTGAGATGAGGGCACAGATGGAAGCGGCAAAAAGCGCCTTGGACATGTCGCAGGCGGACAGTCTTAACAACCCGCTGACTCAGGGCAGGCAGTTAATGATACCAAAAATATTATTGCCGCACCAAATAACACGGACAGAAAGTTCCATCGGCCCGCCCAAGAAAGCGGAGGCGGAGATCACCGGCAACGCGCTGCTTGAAGTGAAGGTGGACATAAGCGGGGAACGCCCCACGGCCCAGGCCGTTGTGAAGAATAACGCCATCCCTCATATGAGCATCCGCAACACCGGTAACGCCCGAGAGGCGAGGTACCTTGCGCTATGAGCAACTTCGATGCCGCCCTGCCGCCGCCGTATTCCGGCAACTGGAAGCAGGCCGAGCGGGCAAGCCCCGAGGACAGCCCCCGGCTTACCAGCTACGAGGCCCCTGGGGGGAAGCCCATCCAGTTCGTGCAGAAAAAATTCGAGTTCTCAGGCGGCCAGTCCGTGGATACGGCGGAATACCCGTTTGGCGGCCTGTGGTCAAACGAGACCCTGAACGAAAAACCGCAGGAACTACACATCGAGGGCTTTATCCGCGGCGTCGAATACATACAAACCCGCAACGCGCTGATAGAGGCGTTACGCGTAAAAACCGACGACAGTGAGCCTGGTTACATTGATTTTCCGTTCTGGGGCCGCTTCCCCATTGTTGTAATTGACTACAAGATCGCCGAAGACACTGAGGAGAAGGGCCAGTGTTCGATAACACTGGTGTTTAGGCGGGCCGGGGTGTCAATTCCTGAACGGGTGAGTTCTATATCCGGTATAAATATCGCCGGAGTGTCATTTGCCGAACCGGCAAGCCCCTTGTCCGGTATGGGCATTGCCGGAGTATCGTCTGGCGAACAGGCAGGTTCCTTTTTTGGCGGCGCACTGGAAACGGCCGTCGAGGATCTGGAAACCGTCGCCATTGACAGCTTTGAACAAGCGATAGCTTATAACGCCGACGCCAGCACGGCCAGCATCCTTACACAAGGGTTTGCCCAAATAAAATCGGAGCTGACAGGTTTGCTTGGCCGCATCCAGGCCGCACAGAAAGCGTTAAACGCCATCTCCGCCAAAATAAACGCCATAAGCAGCCATATCGCCCAGGTTATCCGTACCCCCGGTCAGTTGGCCAGGTCATTTTCCCTGTCATTGTTTGGAGTCATCGCCTCCGTCATTGCCGGCCTTGAGGAAATCAAAAACAGCGTTGCATCATACCTGCCCCCAAAAGATTCCCCCGTAAAATCATCGAACTCGGCCGCCATTGTTGCCGACTCGGCCGGAGCCCTGACTGGAAATACAAACAACAATGCCGCCGGTTCGGCTGGAATAACAAACAACAATGCCGCCGGTTCGGCTGGTATCGCGAACAGCGCCGCTTCATTCCTGCCCGCGGCCGTCGCCTTTTCAAAATCATCATACCCAGCGCCTGTTCCTAACAATGAACGGCACGTGCTGCTGCAGTTCCTTTCGGCGAGCACTTTTGCTTTAAGCAGCGTTCCCCTGACGGTACGGCAGGAAGCGGCCCAAAAAGCAATAGAAAACCTGTACCGCATTTCCGCTTTCGCGGCTGCGGGGATCCTGCTGTCGCGGCTTGATGTTTCATTCCAAAAAACAGAAGGCTACTGGAAATTGTTTTTAAAACTTGAGGCAAGCATCGACAAAAGCGATCCTGCCGTTTACGCGGCGCTTGAGACGGTGAGAATCTACGTGTCCAGGATTTTATCCGCCAAGGAATTGAGCGCGGAAAGGAAGCGGTACTTCAACACCCCGCTGCCGCTTTTATCCCTCGCCCAGTATATCGGCTGCGGCGAGGAAAAACTCCGGGACCTGAACTGCATAGCCGACTCTTTCGTGGTGAAAGGCGGCGTGCTGTATGTCTAGGATTGTCGTGAAAAACGCCACCACGGGCAAGGAACTGATATGGCGGCATATCGTGATGAAGAAATCGCTTGACGACATCTGCCATACCCTTGAAGTGGAAATCGCGTCAAGCGAAAAGGGCAAGGTACGCAGGCACAACAAGATCGAGGTGCGTTACGCGAACCCACTGGTAAAGGACTCGCAGGCCGCGGGCGGCCGCCGTGTCACCACCGTGCTGGTTGATGAGATATCCAGCAGTGCGGATAACGCGCATCACGGCATTACCGTCAAGGGCCGTTCCCCGGCGCGGGACATTATCGACTCCACCTGGTCAGAGGACTTCGCGGAAATGACGGTCCTGGACCTTGCCGACACGATTGGGAAAAGGTTCGGCATACAGTGTCACGCGCTTCCGCCGTCCATAGCCGGCAAGATGCAACCGATCAACTATTTTCGTATTGAGAATGAAAGCCCATGGGTGAAGCTTATAAACGCGGCGGACAATGAAGGGTACATCCTCACCAGCAACGAGGCGGGGAATTTGTACTTTTGGGAAGTCTCGGGGGCCGTGCGCGACGAGGGCTTCAGGCTGGCGGAGGGCGTCAATATCAAGTCAATCGACTGGACGGAAAACGGGGCGGAGCAGTTCCATGAGTACATTGCGAGGGGGTACTGGGAAGAGGCGAAGGTCACTGACGATACCTGCCCGGGCGGACGGATCCTCACGCTTGACATAACGGACCCGGATTTTCCCCCGGCAAAGCTCCAGCGCCGGGCCGAGACCGAGATGCACCGCAGGAGGGAAAACAGGGTGACGGCGACGGTTGCCGGCTGGGGACTGACCGATGAGCAGATCACGCGCCTTGGGGCCGTTACCGCGGGCAAGGAGATTTTCTGGGTTCCCAATTTATTAATCCCCGTTATAGCACCCTCGATCTCGCTGGATGCTAAACTCCTGATATCCGAGGTGGAGCATGAGGCATACCCTGACGCCTTCGGAACCAGGATAACGGTTGTGAAAAGGGACGCGTATTTATGATGGAAAATGTCAAAGAGATTATCTCAAAGATACGCAACCTGTTTTGTAAATCTGATTTCCAGAAACGCTATAACGATGATGATCGGATTCAGGTAAAAACGCATAACAGCAAGGTCCTGGAAAAGAACGAGGCCTTTCCTTACGGGTTTTACGCAAAAGCCAAGGCCGGCAAGGCTCTTATTTTTTGCCAGGGAGGGAACTTCGACAACTTTGAGATTTTCCCCGTAATGAAAGACGATCCGGTTTTCCGCCCCGCGCTGGAAGACGGCGACGTGACGCTGTATACCGGGGAAGGCAGCTATATCGTACTGAGGGAAAAAGGCGACCTGGAAATTTTTACCCGCAAACAAGGCGACATCAAAGTTACATGCGTCGGGAATGCCATCATCAACATAGACGGAAACAGCACTACAACCATAGGCGGTAATTCTGATTGTGTGGTCAAGGGCAAATACGTTGTCAAAGCAGACAAGATTGAGTTTCACGCAAACCGGATAGATTGGGATTACTGAAAAAGGAGAGATTATGCCGGCAGTTACAAGAAAGGGAGACTCCTGCACAGGGCATGAGTGTTTTCTGCCCAGGAAGAGCACGGAAGGCAGCCCGAATGTTTTTTGCAATGGAATCCCGGTACATCGGCAAGGGGATGGATGGGCTCCCCATACTTGCACTGATCCAAAGACGCCGCACGGAACACATGATTCCGTTCTGGCGGGAGGAAGCTCTCTCGTTTTTGTAAACAGCAGACCCCTTGGAAGGGTAGGCGACGCCGTGGATTGCGGTGGTGTTGTCGCGTCGGGCTCGGGAAATGTTTTTGCGGGGTAAAATATTGTGAGTACAAATACAGTACGCATAGAGCAATGGGACGATATCCGCGAACTGGCCCAAATGAGCATCGGAACCGACAAGGGGACATGGTGGGCCGACCCGGCCTTCGGCAGCGAGTTATGGCTGCTTCGGCAAAACGGCAAGGTGGACGGCCAGACCGCGGGGACGCTTCGGAGGATGGTGCTTGAAAGCCTGCAGTGGCTCGTATTGAGTTTCCTTGCCGCCAAAATCGAATGCTCCGCCGAGCGTACCGGCAAGAATGAAATTCAATACATAGTGTCTATTTTCCGTCTGAACATAAATCCCGTCATCATAACGGAGGTCTGGAGTGCCGTTTAAAAGGGACTCGTTGGCGGGGACGCTTGACCGCGTCTACGCGAATTATGCCAGCCTTTTCAAGCCCCTCGACAGAACGCCCCGCCATAGCCTGCTCAAAGTCTTCGCCGCGGTTGACGCCGGGATACTTCACCAGAACCTGGGCGATTTGGATTTCCTTGCTTTGCAGATATTCCCCGATACCGCTACCGGCGACTATCTGCGCCAACATTGGTCAAGCAGGGTAACGCCCTTGTATGCGATTGCCGCCAGTGGTCAGGCACTGATGAACGGGATTCCAAACAAGCCAATCCCCTCCGGGCTTGTCTTCGCTGCCGCCTCCGGTGAGAGGTACTATACCGAACAGTCGTACAGGATAGGCGCCGACGGCACAACCGCAGTAACTATTAAATCCCAGAATACCGGCATTATAACCAACCTTGCCCCCGGCGAGGAGCTCTCCATCATGTCTTCAATCCCACCTGGGGTCGAATCAAAAGCGGTAGTAATAGGGGACGGCATCATAGGCGGCGCGGACGCGGAGAGCGACGAGGAATACCTTGCCCGCGTTCTGCTGTGGCTCCGCAATCCGGTGCGTTATGGGAAAAAAGGCCATTTCGCCGCATGGGCAAGGGACGCAAGCCCCGAAGTGTCCCTGGCATGGGAATACAAGAACTTCGGGGTGTTTGGCGCCCTTTTGATACAGGTCATCAACGGCAACCAGTTAGACGGAATATTTCCGGTTGATAACATCGAGGAAGTAACGGCATACCTTAACGAGGTCGCGCCGCCCGTTGTTTTTACCGTCCGGACGCCGGAAATCATACGCTTGAATCCGGCTGTATCATTGTTGCCTATTGAGGACACGCAGGCAAACAGGGAACTGGCGACAAAGCGCATGCAGGCATTCCTGCAGCTTGTTGCAATGCCTGGAGTGCAGGTCACGGCGGGCGCGCTCCGAAGCGCGGTTATTGACGGCGTCATACTGACCGAGGCAGCCGTCAGGCTCAACGGCGACGCGACAGGCATCATCGGTACCACAATTTTACAATATCCATATCTCGGAGAGGTATCATGGGAGTAGCCGCGGCCGTGGAATACGAAGGCGCAATCAGGAAGCTGTTTCCCAAAGGCGAGTATTGGGACAGGCAGTTCGCCGACCCGGAAAGCGACGTGTCCCTTTTCTGCAAGGCAAAAGCGCCCGAGCTTGCCAGGTTCCGGCAGCGCATGCAGGCGCTGCAGGATGAAAGTTATACGGAGACAACAGAGGAGCTAATTGCTGACTGGGAGCGTGTTTTGCTGGAATCCGTTTATCCAAACCTAAGCCTGATCCAGCGGCGTCTGCAGCTTAATTCGATGTGGAACCTCCGCCTAAACCGGGCGGAACTCCAAAAAATCGCCGCCATGTATGGACTGTCCATTGCGGATGTATACTTCCCCTACAAACCTAGCTTTCTCGGTTTTTCGTGCTTTAAAAATTCTTATATCGGAAGCCCGGTAACTTGGTCGGTTTTGTTTCTAATCGTACAGCAGCAAGACTTCAGGCAAAAATCCTGGGCGCTGATCAAGCCGGACTGTCCCGCCAAGAGGTTTGGCAGGATGCGGTTTGGTGTAGACAGGCTTGTTTATTTTCCCATCTATCAACTGCGCCTTGAAGTATACGCGAAACTGCGTGATTCAGCTTTCGGGTTTTTTAAGTGCGGTAGAAACCGGCTCTTCAATTTGACCGCCGGTTTTGACGTAGCGGAATTCTTGCAGCGCATACTATTTTTTGTTCGTTTCGAGCAAGCCCTTATAAATTACATGCTTATAGAAAAGCAGCCATTTAAGGATTTTGAGCAGGCGATAACCAATATATTGCTCGCTAATCATATACCATATTTTTTCTATAAAGAGGCCCCACTATGAGCGGAATGTTCCCAGAAAA